CATGTATATTTATGTTAGTAAAAAATAAGAGTTGACCTCCACTATGATGACAACCATCTGTGTCCATTAAGCCTCTTAACAATTCAAGGCGTTGTTCATAACTAGCTTCAAAATAGATTTCTGGGATATGTTTTACGCCAGTATTCGCATATCGAGTTTTACGAATACCAAACTCAATACAAATATCTGTCAAGTTAGTATCTTTAATGCGATATGTTAGAGCCTTGCCAGAGTTTTGGTGTTTAGTTTGTTCAATATAACCACCATGAGACGTAGCCCAATCATTAACGTAATCAAGTACTTCTTTATCTTCTGTAGTAAATACATTTTGCCAACTACCACCATCGCCTAACCATAAACCTAAGAAGTATGGGTCTAAAGGTAATTCTTTATGAATACCAGCCAAAGGTTTGTTTACACGGTCAATATATACAGGTTGTTTGTATTTTGACATGTAATCAAAGATATAATCAGTATCAACTGTTTTACGGACACCACGTTGGTTTCTAATAGTCCATAAATGTTCACCACCAGCACGGATAACTTCGCCATTAGAGAACTCAATAGAGTATGCTTTTTTAGGAAGTTGAATTTCGTGTGCTTTAACAACAGTTGTTGGTTGACCATTTTGACCTACGAGAATATCACCATCTACAATGTCTTTTAACTCTTTGAATTTACCATTAGCTAGTGGTATCATATGGTGAATATCACACATTTTATTTAAGCTATTAGCATCTAAGCCTTGGTTATAACGTGTAATACCAGTTCTATTCTCTTTTTGTCCCTCAATCCACTCTAGGAATGTGAATGTTTGCGGAGATAGAGGAGAAATATTCATTGGCATAGCCACTTCGTGAAGAGAATGACCTGCTTTCATACGAATAACTTTACGACCTTGAACGAAATCGTCGATATTGATAGCTGTTTCATCTAATAGCATCTTAGGGTCATTAGTCAAAGCTACGTTTTGCATGATTTGACGTGTTAATGCTACTTTCAAATCCTGTAATTCACCGATAAGTTCAGCATACGAACGCTTAACCCAAATACGATGGGGGTCTTTTGTAGGAGAGATAGCAAAGAATGGGTGTCTACCCATGTAATTTTGTTCCATACGGATAATAGTATCACCACAAATAGTGATAATCATATCTTCTAGGATACCATCATTGTTTACATCAATTTTAGTATAGCACTCATAGATTGTAACTTCTTGACGAGCTTTTTGTTCGTCGCCAATAATATCGTTATAATTGTCGCCAATTACGTCTTGAACTGGGTCAGTGACAACGCTATAACCAGAATCTGGCTTAATAGCGTCTATATTAGCATATACACCTTGAGCTTCTCTTTCACGTAGGTAACTCATTGTCACTTTACGTTTATGAGCTACGAAATTAGCTTCTTCTAAAGACTTAGCGTCTGGAGAGTAGATAAATTCACTAATGAGAATATTCTCAATCTTAGGTGCATTCTTTACATAATACGGAGATTGGTATGTTACAGTAAAATCACCAAAGGCATCTGGTCCTTGAATGTCTGTGACATTAACTCCAGTCTCAATCAATGCTTGTAGGCTTTCATTATTTAATACAGCTTGCTCTGCAGTAAAGCCCTCCGTACGTTCCCAATAGCATTTAACGATACCCATACCAGTAATTAAAGCGTCCTTCATCCAATTGTATAGAATTGGGAAGAATTTATTTTGACGTTGTAATTGATATACCAGTAATTCTTGCATTGTTTCTGCTTTGGTATCATCTTCTTCAGTAACACCTGCAATAGTAATTACTTCGTCTGAGCCAGTGAATACTTTCATTAGAGAAGGTAAAGCCCATTCAATAGTATCAGCTACGTCAGTAGATACTAAATCAGATGTTTTTGATAAGATTGGGAATTTGTTTCTATAATATTCCTTATCAGCATAATAGATAGCATACCTTTCTTTAACGGTACGCTCGATTACACTGCCCTGGTAGGCTTCCGCACGTTTAATGTCATTCTGTACGTAGCGGACAACCGTTTGATTCAGGTCTTGTAATACAGCTTCGTTGTCCATTTAATCTCCCTTACAATACACAAATAATATTAGAGTACTGCATCAATAGGTATTTATGCCCTTCTATAACGATTTCTTGAGAATATGGTCCAAACTGAACAATATCACCCTTTTCGATATCATTATGAATCCATTTACCATAGTCGAACTTACCTTCGCCAGTAGCAAATACTGTACCAATGCTCTGTGCTTTTGGAGCAGAACCTAAGATAATACCACTTTCAGTGGTTTCTTCTTTTACTTCTGGGATAACTAATACGTTGTCGTGTAATAATCTCATTACATCGCACCTCCTAATGGAATGTCAGCAGTACTTACTGAACTAAAATTATTCACAGGCGGTAAAGCAATCTGTGAAATATAAGCCAAAGCATCTATTAGGTCATCGTGTAGACCTTTAGGGAATGACTGCAACTCACTCTCAAGCTCTGTAAGGAATTTAGCACCCATAGGGAACCACACATTACCACTCTTAAATCGTGGTTGCAAAGTAGCGATACGTAATTCCTTTCTACTAGAAGCTTCTAGGTCCTTAACAGAGAACCAAATATTACGCTTAGGCATTTCTTTTTCTAGATAGTGTTTAACAGATGCTTGGTAAGCAACCTTTTCAACACCGACATACAATGGTCTGTATTTCTGTACCGCTCTAAAGATAGCATCAATAGTCTGAGAAGGGTCATATCTATTAAAGTCAATATCGAGGATAAACCATTTATTGTCTGGGTTTACAGCTACGGTACAAACTACGGTATAGTCAGCACTCTCTTTCTGGGAGATGGCTAAATCCACCGTAGTATAAATAGAGCAATCTTCTAACTTAAGCTCATTAGGAGCGTAATACATAAAGTATTCTTTCTTAAACATTTGGCGTTCTGGAGAAATAGCAATGCACATTTTTTCTCTTTCCCAGATATCAAGTTTACCTAAAGCTCTCCAAGCCTCTTTCTCTTCGAGAATTTCCTCTACAGGAAATCTTTCTGCCCAGTTAGACTCTCCATTTTCATTCATTACAGGAATACGTAAAGCATTGAACTTCAATAATTCCTTGTTATTAATAACCTGCTCAATAAGACATTTCTCACCGAGGTTATTACCAATCATAAAGATTCGTGTTTTCTTACCTAAGAAGTAGGCATCGGATAAAAACCAATCATAATCATTATTTTGGATAGTATCAGATAAGCTGTCTTCCACGTCTTGAGGGTCATCGATGATAATAATATCGGGACGTTTATCTCCCCACAACAGACCACGGATAGAAGAACCTTTACCATACGCTTCCATGCGTACAGTAACCTCTTGTCCGTTCTCATCTGTAACAATACACTCAAATGCCTTATCTGATTGTTGCTCTACCTTAACGAGATTTAAACTAAGGAATTCATTGGTAGTGTATGTCTTAGCAATCTCTTTTAATTGCTTACTAGCCTTAGTCTGGTTTGCCATGATAAATACAATGTAGTTAGCTTTCTTAGTGGGATACGTCAATCGATACAAAGGAAAAGCTCTAAGTACGAACGTACTTTTTGCACTTTCACGGAAGCCCTCAATAGCAAAGTGCTTATCTCCATTTAGGAGGATATCACTCCACAGGTAGTGAAACCAAGCGGGTTCAACTTCATCTTCAACTGGTAAAAACAATCGATTAAATGTAACAATATTCTCTTTACCACGTCTAAATGCTTCTGCTATCTGTTTATCAGCATCTTGGTAGATATAAATCACTCCTTTCTTATAAGCATGCTCCTATTATCTCCTCTATATATCAATATTTAGGTTAATACACGGGTATTTCTGCATGGTCTGTGAAATTTTAAAAATTTTTTTTGGGGGGAATTGATATAGAAATAGGGGGGTGCCCTTATAGAGAAGCCCCACCCTAGGTATAAATTTGGGGAAAGGTGTCAAATATGTGTGGATAGAAGGTATAAATTTGGAAGAAGGGTCTCTAAATCTGCCCTCCGCCATGACGGGGTACCTCGATGCGAAGCCCCACCCCCACTGAGAATGAGAATCGCTCTCAATTACCCACAAAGTTCATAGCTATCCACGAATACCAACAATAGATATAGTATTCTGTAAAGTATACAGGCTATAAACCCAGTATTTATGCGGATTTCAAGATTTCTAGTGTATGTGATATAGTGTAGTCAAGGTTAACGACTACCTCACTTGGTGGTTAGGTTCCTTCGTTCTTTGATAACTGCATAACCGCTACGACGATGTGGGCGGACTGGTACACAGGTAGCGTACTTTTAATAGTATTACCTAGCCTTTAATTAATCTACTAATTTTAATATTAAAGGCAAGCCTTAAACGGTTTGAAAGGTGAAATCATGACTACTAAAACTATTAAACGTGCTATTGATACTACTACTAAAACTCAAAAAACTACCACTAAAAAGGCTACATCTAAACGTACTGTGGCGAATACTAATGTATTCGCATTAGATGAAAAGAAAATGACGCTAACCCTCACTCTACCTGTAGAGTGGAACAGCACTCATACCACTTTAAAAGCTAAACATATTACAGATGTAGAAGGCGAAAAGTATAAAAAGTTGAGCTTTTTAGACAAGGCAGGCAATGAGATATACCTTTTCAAAACTGGTTTTGGATATGAACCAGTAATGAAAACAAAAAAAATCACTGAAAACTCATTGGATACAAGTAAATTGAGTGACGATGAACAAAAAGTATTGGAATTGCTCTTAAAGAAAATGAGTAAATAGGCTTTAAAACTGGGCTAGGTGGTACTATTAAGGGTACGCTACAAACGATAATAATGCTCAATAAGAGGGTATTTAACGATGTATCATTTATATGCACATTGGCTTTGTAAAAGCGGGATTTTAGCCCGCAAGGTATTCAAAATGTATGCATTTATATACACATCGTTTTTTTACTCAGAAAAGAGGAATTACAATGAAAATCTTTATCAATGATACACTTATTCAAGCTATTAACGACCAGTAAAATGTCTTCTGGAAAAGAGGCAGAAAAACGCCAGCTTATAACCGTTGTGGCTACTCTTATGGAGTTAGGCATGGAGCGAAAAAGTGCGTTGAAATTGGTTGCAGATATGTCTACAGACCTAGCGAATAACTGGCATGAGTTAAAAAGGGACTGTTTTATTAGGCAATCTGGGTATATTGAGAATGATACTCAATTGCCTGGCTTTGAATGGTGGAGGGTATTATGAGAATATTTATTAACAAACGCCTTAATGTGGCGTTGGATAAAGCTATCACTACTCATATAGATAGCGAGCTAGCCAAATTTGATAGTCACGACGAATACGGCTACTATATTATTAGTAGTCAAGCGTTCTATGATGCGTTGCGTTATATTCACAATGCACTGGAGCGTAAAAGTGGTTATCGTTGCTATACAGATAAACTATATGGCTTTTCTTGGTCTGAGGTGCTTTAATGCACCTCTTTTTTTTATCCTTTTAATCGAACATATGT